TCTCCCCAAACCGAACTAACGCGGTACGTTAGGGATTCTTTAGGAATCGACAATGTCAGACGAGCTTCAAAATCAGTTAGCGGATTCACCCGCGCCAGAACAGGCACCGACGGCAGAGCCTGTAGCTGAAGAAACATTAGCGCCGGAGAATGACCAGCCAAACGAGCAGCAGACCAAGACCTTCACACAAGAAGAATTGGATGCCATCGTAGGCAAAAGGCTTGCAAGAGAGCAAAGGAAGTGGGAACGCGAGCAGAGTCGCAAAGCGCAAACAGCGCCTGCGCCTGCAGAGTTACCGCCGCCAGAACAGTTTGATTCAGTTGATGCGTATGCCGATGCACTAGCAACGCGCAAAGCTGAAGAGCTGCTGGCCAAGCGTGAACTCGAACGGCAGAAAATGGATCTGCTTGAGGCGTATCACGATAGGGAAGAAGAGGCTCGAGGTAAGTACGACGACTTTGAACAAGTCGCCTACAACCCAAAGCTGCCAATCTCTAACGCGATGGCTGAGACAATCCAAGCATCGGATATTGGCCCTGATATTGCGTATTACTTGGGTTCGAATCCGAAAGAAGCCGCGCGAATTGCCTCACTGAATTCGCCCATCTTACAGGCTAAAGAAATTGGCCGAATTGAAGCAAAGATTGCTTCTGAGCCGGTTTTGAAGAAAACGACAAGCGCCCCGCCGCCTATCGCGCCCATATCGGGTAGAGGCTCTGGATCGCCGTCTTATGATACGACTGACCCTCGTGCAATTAAAAACATGAGTACGTCTGAGTGGATTGAGGCGGATCGCCAGCGCCAAATGAAGAAGTGGGAAGCTCAACGTAATCGCTAACTTTTTTAGGATATAAATCATGGCAAACTCGATTCTTACCATCGACATGATCACCCGCAAGGCTCTCGAAATCCTCGAGAACAACCTGGTGATCACTCGTAACGTTAACCGTCAATACGACGACTCTTTCGCCGTTGAAGGCGCAAAAATTGGTTCCACACTGCGTATCCGTTTACCAGATCGCGCGTTGGTAACCGACGGTGCCGCTCTGCAAGTGCAGGACGACAACGAACAGTTCACCACCCTGACTGTTGCTTCGCAGAAGCACATCGGCGTGAACTTCACCTCCGCTGAACTCACCATGCAGTTGGATGACTTCGCAGAGCGTGTATTGAAGCCTCGTATTTCGCAGCTGGCCTCCAGCATCGATGCTGACGTTGCTAACGCATACAAAAACATCGGTAACTCGGTCGGCACACCTGGCACCACCCCATCGACTTCGCTCGTTCTGTTGCAAGCTCAGCAGAAGCTGAACGAAAACGCTGCTGTGATGGCGCCGCGCTACGCAACCGTTAACCCAGCTGCTAACGCTGGTCTGGTTGAAGGCATGAAAGGTCTGTTCAACCCAACCGACACCATCAGCCGCCAGTTCAAGAACGGCATGATGGGCATGGGTGTGCTGGGCTTCGACGAAGTCAACATGTCTCAGTCGATCAAGCAGCATACCAACGGTGACTGGGGTACTTCGATCACCGTGACTTCAACTGTCACGACCGAAGGTCAGTCCACTCTGCCAATCAGCTTTACTGGCTCGAGCAAGACTTGGAACGTCGGCGACGTGTTTACCATCGCTGGCGTGTTTGCTGTCAACCCACAGACCCGTGAGTCGACTGGTTCGCTGCAACAGTTCACCGTAACTGCTGCTGCTACCGGTTCGTCGACTGCAACCCTGTCGATCTTCCCAGCGCTGTACTCGGCAAGCCAAGCACTGGCTACCGTGACCACGCTGCCTGCAGCAAGCGCTGTAGTCACCATGTTGGGTTCGGCTGCTACTGCCTACCCACAGAACTTGGTCTATCACAAGGATGCGATCACCTTCGCAACCGCCGACCTGTTGATGCCACAAGGCGTGGACATGGCTTCTCGCCAAGTTCACAACGGTATTTCGATGCGTGTTGTTCGTCAGTACGACATTAACAACGACCGTCTGCCTTGCCGTATCGACGTTCTGTACGGTTACAGCACAATCCGTCCACAAATGGCTTGCCGCCTCTGGGGCTAAGCACTGGTGGGGGCTTCGGCCCCCATTGACGACTCTATTTGAAAGGAATTCATCATGGCTCTTCCTAACGGCGCAGGCGGCTATCAGATTGGCGATGGCAACCTCAACGAAACCAATTTTCAAGTTATCCCAGTACCGGCAACGGCTACTGCAACCGCAACGCTGACCGCAGCGCAAGTGCTTAACGGCATTCTGCTCGGCAGCCCAGGCGCATCGGCTGCCAGCTACACGCTGCCAACCGTAGCTGATCTGGAAGCTGCACTACCTAACTCCGACAAGCCAGGCGTTTCGTTTGACTTCTCGGTAGTTAACGTTGACGGCTCCAGCTCAGGTGTGATCACACTGGTAACCAACACTGGTTGGACACTGGTTGGTCTGATGACCGTTGTTGCAACTGCTGGCACGGCGCAAATCTTCCGTGCTCGCAAGAGCGGCGTTGGTACTTGGACTCTGTACCGCATCGGCTAAAAACCTCGGGGGCTTCGGCCCCCGTTATTTAAAGGATAGATCATGCCTAACACTAAAGCTGTTGGTGTTGCGTACTCAGATCCAGAGTTTGAAAGCGTATCGGTTACCGGTGCAATTACTGCCCCGACCATTACGTCTACTGCCACCACAAGTGCAGTCGTCGCTAATGCAACCGCTGGCTTGTATTTTCTGACTACCGCAATTACCGCTAACTCCACCACTACTTCCGCACCTAAAGGTTCAATCGGCACCACCAGCAACGCAACAGGCGCT